GATATATGACAATAAGGATAAATAATGTTTAAGTACAGTTCACTATTTAACTTAATGTATCTATTTAGTATATCGTACCAATTAGTAAAGTTAATAATAAATAAGCAAGACATATCTAATAATATAGTATTCTTTATGTTTGCTTTTATAATAGTTCCAATGTATGTTTTTATTCTTGAATATTTTATAAGAATTTATTTGAATGATTTAATCTAAGTCTATTATGAAAGTGTCGAAGCATCTGCAGTTCACACTTTCCCCAGCTTCCAATGACTCCCCATCACATGAACTATAAAGCTTACCATCAACAGGGTACAATTTTCCATCCCTTGCTTGATGACACTTTCTCGTTCTTTCGTCTCCAACCGTATTCCATTTTCTCATTTTAATATCTAAGTTATCAGCTCTTTTTTTGCTTAGTTGAGTGTTAAATGTTTTAAGTTCATTTCGTGCTACCAGCTTACTTTTGTTTTTATTTTTACCTGTTATGTTTTCAACTTCGTCATATAATGTTTCTAGGTTCTGACCTGCACTCATAAGTCTAAGCGTGTTAGTAGTTAGGTTTTCCATTTGGTCGCTTAGTGTTTTTGTTATCTGCAAATTAGTTTCAAGTTGTTTCGCATTTTTAAAAGAGTTAAGCCCATCTGTTTTAATTATAGATTTAATATCAACGCCGACACCATTATCTACGCTACTGTAAAAAGATTTACTATTTGCTTTATCTATTCTATTGTAAATTGATTCAATATACTTTTTAATTCTCTTTTCGCTAAACTGTCCTTTAATGCTTTTTTGAAAGTCTTTGACTAGTCTATTATATATAACTGCATAGTTTCCTGTTTGTGCATCTGTGAACTTCTCTATTGTTTTTTTATCTAATTGTTTTAATACTTTGTTTTTAAATCTCTCTGACATTGTTTCACTTATATATAATAAAAAGTTTTCCATCTCTTTTTCCATATTATCAACATTCTTTAGTGGCTTAATTTCTATTTGTTTCTTTTTAGTTTTAGGCTTATTTTTTTTTGCTATTTCGTTGATATTTATTTGCATTTGTTACCTTTTGTTACATTATTGATATTTTATTTGTATATTATAGCTAAATTATTGATTTATTTATAGTTGTGTGGTAAGATTAAATAAAAAAGGATTAGATAATGAGGGAGATAAAATTTAGAAATTATTTTGTTAATTTTAAAAGATATATGACAGAAGATGAAAGGGTTGAACATTTAATGGATATTACAAATGGTAAAATAGTGTGTAATATTGATGAACTTGAATGCAATGGAGATACTCTTGATTATTATAATGGTGGTTCGATACTTGAACAATATACTGGATTAAAAGACAAAAATGGTGTAGAAATATATAGAGCAGATTTGTTAAAAGATGAATACGGATGTATTTTTGAGGCAGTAGAAGATGAAAGAGAAGCTTGTACTGGATATAGAATTAAATTAATAAAAAAAGAAAAAATCAATCAGAATCATTTAGAAATAGGTTTGTGTTACGATTTTCACTCTTGGTATTATCCTGAAAATAAACTAGAAGTAATCGGAAACATACATGAAAATAATGAACTATTAAAGGATAAATAATGGAAGATAAAACAAAAGAATTAATAGAAGATTTATACAAGTTAATAAATAGTCAAAGAAAATTGATTGACTCTTACGATAAAGAGAATAAAGAACTTAGATTAAAAAAGAATAAGACTCAAATAGTAGTAAGTGACAATAGTGTGCCAAATATCAAATATGAAGCTTTAAAAAAAGAGTTTTTAAAATTAGAAAAGCATAATAAAAAATTAGAAAAAAAGATAAGTGATCTAATTCTTGAAAAGCATAAAGATATTGACTTTGATAATGAAAAGTATTTTATTGTTGATATAATTGCTTAGAGTAGATTAATTTCTACTCTTTGGACTCCTCTTCACTTGGGAAAAACTCTCCAAATTCTGATTTAATCTCTATGGATAAATTTTTATCTTCCATATATTTTTCAGTATCGAATCCTAACTGTTCTACTATTAAAGCATTGTTTAGCACTTGATTTTCGTATTTTGCTTTCTCTAATGGACTTTGTTGGTATGGGTCGTTAATAATAACTTTTTGCATACCTAAGAATACTAATTTTTCATTAAGTACAGGAGTTACATATCTAGTTGTAAGGTTTTTTATCATGCTCCAAAATATAGAAGTTTCATTATCTCCAGATGAGTTAAGACCTTGTACACTTTCCCCTACTAACCAACTAACAGGAATACCAGTAACAAAAGCTAATCTTCTAAGAGATATTTTATCTATACTATCAACACCAGCTAAAGATTGATTTTGCATAACTGTATCATCTTCTTTATCAAGTACTCCAGCACCGTAAATACTTCTAAGGTTTTCAAGGTTGCTGAAGTATTGTAATAATGATGCTTCTTTTTTTTGTTGTAGTAGTTGTTTGAATCCAGCTACCTTATAGAAAAATGTTGATACCTTTTCGATTAAAGTTGGAACCGCTCTTTCAATTATACTGTCATTTATAAGTTGTGCGTATATTAATTCAAATTCACTTATACCGCCATAATAATAATCTGGCTTATCTTCTTCAACTGGTTCAGCGTAAGTAAAGTCCATAACTCTTGTGTAATGCACCCTCTTGTTTAATATATTGTAATAAGTTGGTTTATTATAATTGTCTTTAGTTATGTCATATGTATTTGTCACTTGAGTAGTAACTGAATATCCACTAAAAGCTTTAAATCTTATTCTATTAATATTCTTAGTAGTTAATGGCTTACTTGTATCTTCTTCTCCATCAAATAAGATAACAACACCACGTCCAAAGTCTAACATGTGTTTAATAGCTTTAGATACTTCAGGGATAATATTCTCTTCAAGTATTTTTAATTGTTCTTTATTGTCGCAAGATACACCCTCTTTAAATATATTTTGCGATTTAATATCTGTTATTTTTCTAGCAATACCAAGTTTAGAAATAGCTTTTAATTCGGTATTGTCTATTCGTTCAGATACAAAAGAGTTAGATGCAGTACCTACACGGCTGTTCATCATTTGGTTAACTAGAGATTTGATACCGTCTTTAAATGAGTGCTTTGACATTATAAAGCCTTTTTGTTTTTATTATAACTAAATTGATGCTTTAATGTTTTCTTTCATATCATCTCCCATAAAACTCATTTAACCAATCGGATACACTATAATCTCTAACGGGTGCTATAACTTGGTGTAATTTTAAATACAACTTGCCATTGATTATATTAAACTCTTCAATAACAAACTTTTCGCCTAGTATTTTTATAGTTTTTCTGTCATAAAACATTTTAAGATACTTTTTGTAATCTTTTTCATCTTTAATTATTGTCATATTATCTCCCAACTATCTTACGAATAAAATTTCCAAAGACGAAACCTAGTCCTCTTCGTGCTACTCTCTTAGTTACCTTACCTTTGTTTATAGCGTTAAGGTCGTTGCTATATTTTAATAGCTTGTACGCTGTGCTTCTCCAACTCATCTTTTTACCTCTATTAAAAGTATATAGTCGTTATCTTCGTATGTTCTGTTTATGTTGTGTTCTTTTAGTTGGTTGTTATAGAAGTGTATAAACATTTTAAAGTTTAATAAAAATGGGTTAATATCTTGTATCTCACTACCATTAATAATATCCTGCACCCTAACAGCCCTACCACCTATGCACTCACTAATTGAATATCTTGATTGTTCTTTTGTCATTTTTGAAGCGTCTTCCCAATCTATCAAATTACTATTTGGGTGTCCATCCGATTTGTATAAAATATCTGTAGTGAATGGAGCGACAGTAAATTCCTCTTTAATAAAAATATCTTTATCGCCTTTTTTGATTGGTGCATATTTAGATATTATAAATCTTTTTGCTTTTTCAATATCTTTAAAGAAATCCATTTGTGTTTTTATATTTTCCATATCTGTATCTATAGGAACTATAATCATTGTTGCATTGTTTTCGATAGCCTTTATTTGACTATCACTTAGTATTATTGACTTACTCATTTTTACACCTCATTTAATATATGTGATAATTTATTCTCTAAAACATACTTATTATATGCTTTACCTGCCTCTTTTGCTGTCTTAAATCTTCCAATGTATTTATTTTTCTTATTGTGAGTCACACGACACACATATCTATCTCTTTCTTTTTCGTAGTAAACTCCTCTGTAACCGCTTGTATTTCTAGTAGATATTCTCGTATTTTGCATCTGTAAACTTCTATCTACAAATCTACAGTTATTTGGCTCGTAATTGCCATCATTGTTTTTTCTATCTAGCTCTAATCCCTCTTTATATCCATTATCTAAAGCCCATCTGTTAAAATCAACTATTGAATTAGTCCATTCACTACAAACAGTAATCCCACGACCACCATAATATTTGAATTTTTTACTATTCGGATTGCCACATCTTTGCTTCATCATACTCCATATTGAATATAATTTACTCTTAGATAAGTTATGCTTTGTAGCCCTTTTTGTATTTGAGCAACTAACACAGCTTTTACCAATACTAGATTTTATTTCTTTTCCACATTTGCAAATATTCATCTAAAACTCCTCGTATTGGTATTATAACACACTTTCCCTTATTTAGTAGCCCCATTCTCATACGCTTTTATTTGTGATTGTGTTAATTCTATTGATTTATTCATTTCTTATCCTTATTTGATTCGTACCAATTTTTTTTAGTGCACTTTGTAGAACAAAATACTTTATTATCAAACTTAGTATTGTATTCTTTTTTACATTGTGGGCATACATTTCTAAATATTCCTGTAACTCCAGCTATTCCATTGGATGCTCTTTTTGTATCTGTTCTATTCTTCTTTTTACACGCTTTACAATAACTATTAAATCCCGAATGAGTATATTTATTTTTAGTAAAGTCTTCAGTATATTTAGTGATATTACATTTACTACAAACTAATCTATTATTTACAACTATTTTTTTAGTTGACATTTACTGTTTCCTTTTTTACCTTTGTTTTTAATAAGATAGTATATTTCTTTTTTAGTCCACTTTTTAATCATATTTGTATTCCTATTGCCTTGTATCTTTTAAAATCTTCATCTTCATTTATTTCAGACAAGTACTCTGCAAACTCTTTACTTGAAATATACATAATACATACGCTATTTAATTTCTTATCAAAGTAAAAAGTATATGATTCTGTATCTGCGTCATCCATAGTATATAAATAGTTATCACCACCTTTACCATCTTCACTTAAACTTGCAAATATAGGATTATTTTCACTATCGAGCATATCTGGAAAGTTTATTGATAGGGTTGATAAATCTATCTTATATTCACTCTCAAATTCAGTTCTATTAGTGAATGTGTCCATTACGTTAAGACTTGGTACGATTTGGTATCTTCTTGAAGTTCTATGAAAACCTATATTAAGAGGAACTAGAAACCCTGTTATATACTCATCACTATCTATTTTCTTTGCTCTATATACTGGAATATTTAAACTCATATCATTTCCTTTATATTTATATTTCTATCGCTCATCTCTTTAGCGATTTTAAGGCTTAGTTGAAGCAACTCACTATCGTCAATATCTGCTATATAATCATTCATTTGATGTTTTATTATCTCGTTAACCTCTGATAACCCAACCATATCTATAATATCAGATGTTTTCATATCTTCATAATCATCAATCATTGGATTGTTTATTGTTATCTCTACTTTTTTATCAATGTTTGTTTTTATTGATTCTATTGAGTCACACACTATTGTTGTTTTCATATTATTCCTTTTTTATTTATTATATAACAATGCTATTTTATTTTCAATGATTAAGTAGGTTTTATTTGATTTTTATTTTTATGTGTAACTTTTGGTAACAATATAACGGAGAGAAAGGATGAACTCCGTTATATCAAATAAAGGAAATTGAGGTTGTCCGTTTGTTTTGGACTGATATATTATAGCGTAAATTATATTAGGTTATCGTAGTTTATAATCTTATTATCAAAATAGCACATTATAAAAGCGTCTGCAATATTTGGAGACATTATTCCACGCTTCTTTAAATCGTCTTTACTCTCAACCTTGACAAGCCCTCTTTTAGATTTGTCTTTTCTAGGAGATGATAACTCTATCTTTAATTGTTCTATCTTACTACAGTCACTACTAATAGATATTATTTCATCTTGGTTATATGGTTCTCCTTTAATAACTGCTTTGTAAGTGTGTAGCATTCTATCTGCTATGTCTTGCCAAGTTTGTGCCTTTAAGTTCTCAAAATGGTCTTTGTTTTTTCTTTGTACCATATATTCTTGTTCTGGATTTTGAACTGAATCCCCAGCGTCAAACTTATAATAAGATATTCTTTTTCCTCTCTCACTATTTAATCTATTAAATGTACTCCCAGCACTTGCACCAACTCCGATACAATCATAAATAATAGAAGCTCTTATCTCTTCTGCATTATCAAATACTTTAGTTGCACTTTGTTCTAACTCGTCCTCTTTGGCTTTCCACTCTCTGATATTATTAGTTAGTATTCCTTGTCTTTCAACTGTTGCACAAGGGTCTGTTCCACTATCCCCAATGTCATAACCCAGTACCTTTTCCCCTATAACATCAATATTTAATTTAATATGTGCATCAATGCAAGCTTCAATCCACGACCTTTTAATAAATGCTGTTTCATCTTCACTCTTTGGATAACCTAAGTATATATGGTTAAACTCATCTTCATCGAGATTTTTCTTATCTGCTTCAATTAGTGATAAAGCACTATTACTTAAAAAAGGATTTTCAGTATAATTAATATGACGCTTAAGTGTGTTTTCCTTATTTTTCATTACAAATTCACGATATACGAAGTCTGTATCAAAAGCTGGATTAAATACTAATATACAAAAACTATTCTCTTCTCTTAATATTGTAGGTCTAATTAAATTCCATTGGTCTTCTGTTAGTTGTTCACTCTCTTCAATCCAAGTTATAGAAATAGAGTCAAGCCCTTTTATCTCTTCTAAGTTTCTCTGAATACCCATAAAAATAAACTCACTACCTGTTGATGATGTTATAGATGTATTATTTATTTTAAATAGTGGACTTAAATATTCATCATTTTGTATTTTTCTTTTAAGTGTTGAATATACAGACTCATCTATTTTATTTTGAAATCTTCTTAAGCAAGCTATTCTTATTTTATATGTAGATGCTAGATAACATAATACACCTGCTACGTCCTCTGTCTTAGATGACATACGTCCACCGTATAATATTTTAATTTGTGCTTTTGTTTTCCAAAATGAACGAAGGTTTTTATTGAGTTTCATTTAATTATCATAAAAGTCATCAAGAGATTTGATAGTATGTTTTAAATCTGATTTTTGTTTATTATCTTCTTCATAATAACCTAGCATTTTATTGATAGTATCTATTGACTTATTCATTGCGTTTAAATCGACTTTATCAGCTCCAATTGCTTCTTGCTCGAATACTATCTCTTTAAGTCTATTAAGTATCTCATCTTTAGTTAAATCGTGTTTTTCTCTTTGTTCTCCCTGTAATTCTTTAACCCTTACACTTATCTTAGATTCTTTTAGTAACTCACAGGCCTTTACATTTATTGTATTTATGTTTTTTGTTTTTACATCATAAGCAGATCTATAGGCTTCACTTGCATTTCCTGTCTTGATATATGTTTGTGCGAATAGTTCTTGTTTGGGTGTTAGTTTACTCATATACTTATCCTTATTATTAAATATGCACATATTGGAATTAGTAACATTGTTATTATATCTTCCATTTTACTTAACCTTTATATTATCAAATCTAATGTATTCATCTTGTTAATACAATTCTTAGTGCTTCTATCGACTGTTAATATATTTTTTACTGTTACAATATGATTGTTAATTATCACTAAGTGAGCATACTCAGGAATATTATTAGATTCTACCATTCTTTTAA